CTACCTGACTTCGCTGGTGCTTCTCCTCGTTTTCGCTTTGCGTGGATATTTGCGTAGAGACCGCGCTTTGCTTCACAGAGTTCTTTTAGTTCTTTATAATCTCTCATGACAACCGACGAGGGTGTACGAGATTATTTAGCGTTTACCCCCACTCATATCCTTAAGCATCTTTTGAAGCTCCGCTGTAGATCCTACAAACATAGCGTTGTTGGTAACCTTGGATGGTCCTTTCTTATCCTCGTCAAGATCCTTCATCTTCTTATGAAGGTCAGCAAGTTTGTCTGTCATGTCTGCGACGTGCTTCATTGCCGCTACAGCGACTTCATACGCTCTTGGGTGCCCACTCTCCTGAGCGACCTCTAAGGCACCGTTAACCGCCTCCTGACCCTTGTCTATGAGGGAGTACAATTCGGTACGTGTATATCTGTAATCTTTTTCACGATCTTCAGCATCAACCTTAGGTGGTTGTGGTTTAGATGGTTTGGATTCCTCAACAACTTCAGCACTAATGTTAAGGATTTCCTCCATGTTTTCTTCTAGGTTACTCATAACCATTCAATCCCTTCGTTAAATCCAAAGTCATCTGCGGATGTTACTAGCAAATCATCTGCTGCATCGATGTTGCCATCTTCGTTGATATCTACTTTTGCTTTGGGTGTGTATGTTCTTGTAGCAATTCTTCTATTAACAGCGAGATCTCCAATTGTCTCGTGAATAATTGCTTTCTTGATAATATCAGAAGTACTATAAGGACCGTAGAGGTAAGACTTCATAGTGAAGTTTAAAATATATGTAATGGATCTTCTATCCATAAAACTATCATCCCACTCATCCTCGCTACTGATGTTGTTAAGAACAATAGCAATATCTTTTTTCTCGTTCATTTCAGGTATCATGTTGAGAGTAACAGACAATGATGGTTGAAAGTATGGTAGTATTTGTTCTACAATCTGCAAAGCATCGTCTTGAGATTTAGCAATAACTCCTAATTCAAAACTTATATTATAAGGAACAGGAACATACTGCACTTTGACTTCATTGCCATTATCAGCAACGATTGTTTTATATTTTTGAATTGGTGATGTCTTACGGGAAGAATCATAATCTATACTTGTCATCTCAAAATAGATGCGTGGCACAGTCATCGCCACTTTTGATGAAGAATTATCCGTAAGGCGAACTAAAAATTTTTGTTTAGGTCCGTATGCTAGAGGTACTTTTGTTTCCTCCAACACAGAACCATCGTTGGGATCAGTGCTTCTCAATGTAATATTATTGAAAAGAGTACCAAACGCAATAATATTCTTGCGAACAATTTGATTATAAAAATGTGATCCTAACATTAGATGCTATCCGTAAAGTTACCAAATTCACCGAATGGATTACCTTCTGTCCAATCGATAATTTCATCAGCTTCATCTTCGATTTCACGATTTTGATCGTAAGAAGCAGAACTCGTATTATTTAGAGTGTCAAATGTCTCAGGAGACCAGGTGGCACCTGAAGTTAGTCCAGTGACTACTTCAGCAGTAGTAAAGGTTCCTGTTCGGTTGTAGACTTCAAGAGCTCTGGTTGTGTTATCCCAGGACTTAACTTCTGCTCTGTTATCTTTGGGGGAATAATCAATCGTGATAGTAGGTGCAGAACTATAACCGCTCCCACCACTGGTGATAGCAATGCCGTTAACAATGCCAGTAGAACTAACCGTAGCAGTAGCTGTCGCACCTGTACCACCTCCTCCTGTAATAGTTACTGATGGTGGTGTAGCAACTTTATAATGCGATCCTCCATCTGTGAGAACAATTGAATTAACTGTGTCGTTATCAATTGTTGCTGTTGCTTTTGCTAAGAATTCATCACCAACAATTTCTTCTCCAACAACAAAATCTCCAGACCCACCAGGGTCCATGAATAGTCTAATAGAACTATCGAAGAGTTGTTCTACTGCATCAATCTCAGCAACACCAGTATCAAAGTCATCACTACCGACTTCGTAGATCTCAGCAGTGATAGCATAGAATTGGATCTTACCAAACTGATAGAATGGTTGTTCCTTCTCTACAAATTTAATCTCGTAGATATCTTTTGTTAGTGCAAAGTACAGCAAGTCTCCCTCATTGGGTCTACTGGTAACAGTAAGATTGGGACTGTGCTCAGACACCTCTTCATCCCATCGTCTTGTAGACACACGGAAGATTACTTCATCTGAAATACGAAGACCAAACTTACTTACAAATTCTGCACCATCTCCAAAACCTGTTACGTTTTGTAGTAACATTTCAATTTGGAATTGTTCTTGATACTTAGAGTATCTAACTTCTTCTAGTGTGTTATCTTGTAGAATAGTTCTTGGTAAGTAGTAAATGTCAGATCCAAAAAGCTTGATCTGTTCATCCACTAAATCTTGATACAGACCTTGCTCGCCTGCATCACCTTGATAATACGTTGGAAAATAGGGACTAGTAGGCATTTTATCCGATCATATCCATAGGTGGGATTGCATACTTACTGAGAACTTCGCTTTCGATTTTCTCAATTTCTGCTAGTGCGTCTGTATATAATTCTCTGCCATTAAGAGTAACTCCACCAGGAAGTTGCACATTATTATATTTGATCAAGTTCATACCCCACTGTTTCTTCATAAGAGAAGTAGCATATTTTTTGACAAACATATCATTATTCATCTCTGTAGCATCTGTAGGATCAATCATCCTATGTGCCTCAATTACAAGATAGGTATCTTCTTTGAGGAATGCTTTATTGATGTCAAGATATAAACGATCACGACGCTGTGTATATCTGAACTGTTGGAACGAACCATTATTCAGAATCATATCTAGAGTTTCTAGATACTGTTTGTTCATAAAGTAGTTGACAATATCAAGAGACCCAAATGCATATAGATCATTCAGGAACATCTGATACTCAACACCAAAGAGATTGGATCTAATTGAGTTGCTGACTAAACCAAAAACTTTACTAATACCAACTACATGATCTGGGATAGGAATATAGTTGGTAGATTCTTCCCAGTCTGTTGTTCCAGATGATGTAGTTGACTTACCATTGAAACGAGTTATGTCATCGGCAGTGATTTCATGCCTCATGAAACATCTCTCCATGCCGTTGTAGCAGTTCTCTTGGAAGAACTGATACGTGTCATCAATAACGTTATCAACTTGATTGTCATCGATATTTACTTGCAAGACAGGCTCACCCAACTGTCTCTTACAATAAGTTATAAGATCAGTCCTTGAGTTTGGAGATGCCATTACACACAAAAAATCCCTTCATACCTATTTAGGAAGAAGGGATTTGGTATTTATTTAAAGTTCTATCATATTTGATTCTGGATATCTTTTAATAAAGATGTCGTAGCATTCTTCAGTTACTATATCAAATGCTATTGTGATTCTAGTTTGTTTTTTCGGAACAGGATCTGTATAATGTTTAACAAAACTGGGGAACATAGTCATTTTGTTAACAATATTTTCAGATTCCCATAATTCATCTGTAAGGGGATGGATGTAATATGTTGATGTTCCGTCTACATCCAAACAAAAATTACCAGAAAGATACGAATAAGGATCTCCAGAATGTCTATGGGCAAACATCTTTTCTTTTTCCCTCATTACATTTGCCCAACATTGTACGTAATACTTATCTGATTCTAATTTTTGACCAAAAGCGTTTAAGTATAATTGATGGCAGTTCTTAATCGCTTCTTTTAAATTTTTGGCATTTTCAAAGTTGAGAAGATTGTAATCATTTGATCTTGAGGTTAAACTATTTTTTCCCATACGAGTTCCCCAATCACTAAAAAATTTATTATCATTGATAATTTTAGATTCTTTAAAGAGTATCTCTTTTTTGAGTAAATCAAACTCATTGCTATCATCCATCACTTCTACTTCTGCTACAACATAGTTTAAACTAGGAGCAAAAAAAGTTTTGCCCTCTTGAGAAAAATTATGAAACATAAAAAATGAGGGTTTAAACCCTCATTTTATCAAACTGTTTTAAAAATGTCAACTATCAGATGGTGTTTCTTCTGTAGATGCTTCTTCCTCAGGTTTGTCTTCTAGAAGACCTAGAGTTTCTAGACCGCCTTCTAGTTTAATCTTATACTCTTTTGCTTTAATAAGGTTTGCTTCGAGTTCAACAATTTGCTTTTCGGTTGTAGCAATTTGCTCTTCAAAGTTTGTTTTGAGTTGTGCTGGATCCATGGTTATCACATGTAATTGTGTATAATATTATTTATATACCCATACACTCTTCACAATCTTCTCCATTCAAAGTTTTTAGTTCCTGACATGCATCATTTGGTGATGGTATAGCATTTCTAATCATTTTCAATTCATCTTGCTCTTCCAGTTTTAATTGAGGATCGATAATTTGATCCTCAATTTGTTTTTCGATAAAGATCAAAAAATCATAATTTTCATGCCTATCTCTGCGAATTTTTTCGCATTGATCGTCGGTTAAACTGGCGTAATATACCAGATCTTCTACTGTAAGTTCCATAATTTTTAATTAGAAATAATCCATTTTGATTGATGGTCGCTGGCTGACGGTGGCAGATGGTGAGTCAGAACAACTAGATCCACCAGCGTCTGTTCTCCTGTACCTAGAACCATTTCCATTTACTACTCTTGCCTGTCCATCGTTCCGATACCTGTTTTGATTTTGGGCAGTACAATATTCAATACAAATATTATTTGATCCATTCCATTCAAATGGAGTAGAGAAAGTAAATGTTTGTTCACCCGTGGATTGCCATTGTGATACGTCAGTGCCATTGGCAATAGAATACACTGTTGTTTTTGATTCTCCAGATATTGGAGATGCATCCGCACCCTTAGCAGCTGTTGTGTGGAATAATCTTATGTTAAGACCACGAGCAGAATAACTATTGCTAATTGCATTAGTAACATAGTGCTTCAAATTTCTAAAAATAGCACCATCTTCTACTGAACTTAAATCATCTGTATCATAAACACTTTGGAAGATGTTTCTTCTAAACCAGATATTAATAGGATGTCCCTGTGAGTAGGTTCCATTGGAAGTACTTGAACTCCATCCAAACTCATACGTACCAGATGGTTGAGAGAAAGATGATTTTGTTTGATAAGTTCCATCTCCTCTAGAGATGTATAGTTTATCATCACTATCATTAAAGTATATCTCTCCCGCTTCAGTTGAGGAAGCAGCTGGCAGAGTAGCATTAGTAACAACAGGAAGAACCAACCTATTGGGTTCCATTCTCGTATTTCCAAATGTTAAGGCAGTAGTTCCTCCCGTATTTTGGAATGAGTTAACTTTTAAAACTGACATTTTTTTATTTCCACTCAGAACCAGTATAGAAACTTAATTTTCCTGTATTGTTATTATAAATGATTTCACCTTTTACTGGACTAGAAGGAGTTCCATTGAAGACAGGAACCTTGCATCTATTCATATTCACCCTTCCAGAACCGTCGATAGTAAAAGCTTCAGTTCCGTTTAAGTTTTGTACTGTTGATAGTTTTAATGTAGACATTTGATATTTTACAAAAGTAAACTGCTTTTTAATATTTATAATATAGCCCAGAAACTATTTGATCCAATAGTAACGGTTTTTCCACTGCTAATGGTAATAGGTCCGACACTAGAAACTAGTTGGTTATTACCAATAGATAGAGTTTCATCAATCGTTGTTCTTTGAGTTTTAACTGTACCATAACTATCTACCCATTGATCTTGTCCGTTAACAGATAACGTTCCAGTAACATAGATATCACCTGAAACATCTAATGCTTCTCTTGGATTTGCACTACCTGTGTTAATACCTACCTTTGTAGATCTGTAAATATCAGTTCCATTTGGAGCTTCAGTCCATCTGGAAGTTACAAACGCATTTCCATCTTTGTAGATATCACCAGTGAAGTTGAAGTTACCTCCAACTGTAAGTGCCATATTGACACCACCAGCAGAGAATGATGTACTGTTAATAGCAACTCTGTTATCAGGACCATAGATCACCAGAGCAGGAGTAGAGTTCCAAGACGTTCCACCGTTTGCAGTAGACGATTGAATAGCAAATCTATGATTTCCAAAGTTCTGGGAACTTACGCGGAAGTTTCTATAAGAAGAAGAACCACGGAAACGGATGTATGCTCCATTATTATCATCATCTTGGTTAATGTCGATATACTTATCAACTACTAATTGCTCTGTAACTCGTGCATCGCCAGTAACTGTTAGGTTATATGAACCTGGACTTGTATTATTAATACCCACTCGACCATCACCAGTGATGATCATGTTATTTCTCAAGGAACCAGCATTTGTCATTCTGAAGATGAAGCTCGTGTTCGCTTCATCATTATCACCATAATCGGTGTCATTTACGGTCATCGCTTGGATGTAACCCTCGTTAGTAGAGTTATTACCGTCTTGGTTCTTAAACAGAATTGCAGAACCACCAGGAGTAGCATTAAAATCAGATCTGGTTGTTTCCAGTTTAAGCATAACTGGAACATCACTATTACCAACAGAAGTCTTTTTGACGTGAATTGGAATACCTGCTGTTGGTGCATTTGTTCCAAAACCAACAGCATTATCTGTAGCATCTACATGGAAGACATTGGTGTCAACAGTTAGATCAGAAGTAACAGTAACATTGCTTAAGAAATCTGCTCTACCAGAAACACTCAATGCTTGACTGGAAGCAGGAACGTTAGTTATTCTTAAACGACCTGTCATATCATCACCAGATCTTACGACGTTCTCTGATGCTTGACCTGTTAGATCTGCAGTAATTGTTCCTGCGGAGAAATTACCAGAGGCATCACGAATGACAGCAGTAGATGCAACGTTAGAAGAATTAAATTGTACGTTTCCTGCGTTCCATACTTTATTTCCATTAACCGTAAGTGAATCCGTAGTGGAAACTTTAACTTCCAATGATCCACTTCCATCAGCAGAATTACCACCAGTAGCAATAAGTGCTACATTATAATTTGTTGGTGTCAACTGAGAAGATCTGAAGAAGATTGATGGATCTGATGCTTGACCATCTGTTCTACCAAGTCTTAGTCTAGCATTTCCAGAAACACTTTCTCCAACAATTACTTCATAAGTTCCGTCTACATCTCCATCTACATTATCATCTACTTGTGATATATTCCAATTTTGGAATCTAAATGAATTACCAACACCACCAGTACCAATAAATGCAGCATCATCGAAAGAATTATAGTCTCCAGATGTTAAACTACCAGTGACAAGAGTATAGTTATTAGCAGCATCATTAACATCTTGATTAGGATCTACTTTCGTAATACTTAGTGATCCTCTAGCAACACCACCAGGAGTATAAAGATTTACGCTTTGTCCAGAAAGGAAAGGAGTTGTTCCAAGTAATTCATCTCTTACTAATACAGTAATTCTAACGTTTCCAGACCAATCTGCAATACGTAATTTATTTAAGAAGTCCTTTTCTCTTTGGAGAATTGGAAGTCTTTCGTTAGTTAATCTGCCATAGTCCATATGCTCGGCAGACTGATACCAAGTACCTTGGCGACTATCTAAGCGATCTGCATCTAAACCACTTCCTACGCCATCATTTCCTGAATGCCATATTTCATACCAATTACCAAATTGATTTGCTGGACTGTTGTAAGAACCACGCAACCACATGCCAGCTCCAACTGATTGTGATGCATCTGTAAATGCTAACTGTCTAACACCACCAAAAGTAGGATCAAAATCAGAACCACCATTTCTCAATGTCATTACAATGTGCTTAGTTCCACCATCACTAAGACCATCAGCAGAATTGTTTTTCGTTTCGGCAATAATACCAGCAGCAAATTCATTTGGTGTGTTGTTTGAAACAGGAGCATCCGATGACTTAAGTCTTAATGTACTACCAGACTGGTTAGCAATATTAATATTATAAGTACCAGATAATCTTTCAACTGGTAAAGTACCAGCACTCTGGTTGGTTGAGTTGAGGTAGAAAAGACCTTGTGCGCCATCAAGTGTATCAGCGTCAAGACCAGAATCTGGACCAGTGTTGATAGAGACAGAACCATTGCCTGCTTCACCAATTACAAACTGAGACTTGAGGAATCTAGCAACGCCAAGTGTACCGTATGCATCACCCGAAGTTGTTAGATCAGAAACTCTATCAACATCAATAGTAACATTTGCATACTGTCTAAGAACAGTTGTGACTTTTGCTAGTAATACTAGACCAGATCCACCGCCAATTTCGCTTGGAGAAGAACTAACAACAAAGTCTACATTAATTTGTGAAGTGTTCTGCCCATAATCCTTACCGCCATTAACGATAGTTACTCCGGTAACAACTCCACTAGCTCCGTCTGCGCCAACAGTTACGTTAGCTCGTAATCCGATTCCAAGACCACCAGAAAGTGGGACATTAAAGTATGTTCCATCTGTGAAGTTGGATCCTCCATCTTGAATAACAATTTCCTCAACAAAACCACCTTCGGTTTGTGATGATTCAACTGTTAATGGTGATCTTCCTCTATCGAATTCAAGAACAGTGTCAGCAGGAAGAGTTGCCGTTAAGAACTTATCTAATGTGATAGTGGTTTCTCCTTCTTCGGTCAAAACACCATCAATATTAGTATCTACTTGAATACCTGTAATTTGAGCAACTTCGTGTCCTTTGAGGAAGTTAGAACTAGATTCAAAGACTAATTGGGAAGATCCACTATTTGCTTGGATTTTTAGTTTTGCAAAATATCTAGTCTCTGGACCTTTAACTGTTTGAACTGTTGCTGCATAAGAAGAATCACCCCTTAGGAAAGTAAACGAGTTAGCAGCACTATCAGCTCCAACAGCATTTGATGCAAGACGTGCTGGGGCAATAACACCGGAGGTAATGTCTCCTGCAGCAATTTGATTACTGGATAGAGAGACCCAGTTGTTAATGTTGTCAGCTGATGTGTTTACAACACGAGTAACATCAATTGTTTCAGGAGGAAGATCACTTGATTGTAAATTATCTGTACTAGTAAGTTTTACATTATTAACAATATCACCATATAATCTAGATTCAATTAGACCAACTGCAGTTGCTTGTGTTCCTGATCCTGCAGGTGCTGCAATAGTAATTGTTGGTGGGGTAGTATATCCTTTACCGCCAATATAACCATTGAATAGTTCGATATTCAGGATAACAACTTGACCGTTAGCAATGGTAGTTGTAATATTTGCTGGTACTGCACCTGCTTGTGGATTACCACCAGAAACAGTGACAACAGGAGGAGTGATATACCCAGAACCACCATCAGTAATTTCTACTTGCCAAAGAACACCTTGTCTGTATTCTGTCGCTTGAATCTTACCACCTGCAGCAGTTGATCCAGTAAAGATATCTCCAATAGTAAATTGTAAAGTTGTGTCAACCGCAAATGAAGCAAACAAACTTTCATTATCATTGTTTAAAATGAATGAAGTATTTGTATCTTGTTGGATCGCGATATCACCTGCTAGTGCTCCTTCAATTGAAGTTCTTTCTGCTTGATCGGCAACTGTATAAACTTCAAATGGACGTAGAGGTGGAATTTGATCTTCGTTAATTTTTCCGTCTGTGGTTAACTGAACCAACGCATTGGGAACAGGGAAAGTAGAATACTGAAGACCGATATATGGTCCAAGGTTGTTGGTGATATAATCTTTAACTGCTTTCTGAGTTGGTAGTTTGCTATCAGTAGATGAAGAACCACCAAGAGTATTACTATTATCGAAACCAGTAACAACAACGTCGCCACCTTTCAGTTTTAAGAATTCAACTTCTGAGATAGTAACTGTACCCGTAAAGGTGATATTACCAGTTCTGTTCTCAATTCTTGCGAACGTACCAACTTTAAAATCACCTAGTTCGTCAGTACCAGAAACATATGTTCTACCATAATTCTCAGATACTTGTTCGTTTGCTTCAATCTTAGTACCACCATTCTCAGGTAGAGCATTGTAACTAGTACCAGATCCAGCATACTCCCAAGTGTGAGAAGAAGAGTTAACAATAGATGGTCTATGAAGTCTAATAGTCTTGCCTACTAGATTAGCATTAGAAAGGGGATTTCCTGTGCTATCATCGACAAATTCTGTGGGACCACCAGAACCTGATTCTAGTGTTAATTGAGCAGAGAAAGGAGGACCAACTGTTACTCCTTCTACAACATCAACAAAATATTCAATATCTGTATTTGAATTAGATAGTCCGTCAAACTTAACAACATAGTGCTCTAGTGGTTCTCTTCCTAATCCATTTACAGAAACAATTGTTCTTCCAGTTGGTGTAGAAGAAACGGAAGAAACTATAGCAACGTCAAATGAGTATGCTTCTCTTCTAAAACCAGATGATCTTAGTGAATAGATACCAAAGTTAGAAGCGGAGTTTGTAACTGAAGCATATCCACCAGATTCAGCAAGAACACCATCTGCAGTAAAGATACAGAAGACAGAAACTAACTGCACATAACCATCTTCGATAATCTTATAACCAATACCACCTTCAGAAACAATCGTGAAGGCAGACGCAACCATCGACTTACCCTGATTGGGGAACTTAGCAGTTCCATCTATATTAAGACCAGGGAAAGGACAGTTGGGTTGCTTGACTTTACTACCATCAATTAGAGCACCACTACCACCCAACTTGGAGATGATAGAAGCGTTCTGTGTATATGGTGATGCTTCGATGATAGGGTAGTCATCATAAATTGCTTTTACAGTAATTACATTTCCATTGAAATCTGTAATTGTGCTATCTGCATATGTGTACAGTGTCGAGACATCATAAAGTGTTCCTTTAGTTTTTGTTGTGGCACCAGGAAGTATTGCTCCACTTAAAATATCATCTAAGATCCCAAATTGTGTTGTAAGTGTTGCTTCAACATTAGCACACTGAGCGGATCCACCTGCGGGATATCTAGCAACTACATTATCTTCAGTAACACGTTTGAATGTCTGGGTAGATTGTGGTAAATGTGATACTGCATTTGCAGTAGCAGAGATGAATGAATGTACTGATTGTGGTTCATGCTTGATAGCATTGGAAGTAGCACTTACAAATGTATGTGCCGAGGTATCAGAAGATGTTCCAACAAAGAGAGTGAAAGTTCCATCCTGACGCTTGAGGCTATTGCCTGCAAAACTTACAAAACTGTGAGTTGAAAGATCTTGTGGAATTGGAAGACCAGTGATTGTAAATGTATTTGTAGTTACATTTGTTATAGCAAACCATCTTCCGCTAGCATACTCATAAGGACGTGGATATGTATGCTGTGTAGCACCTCCATCTAAATCACATGTAAATGTAATAGCATTATCATCAATCTTGATGTAGTCGCCATTAGCAAAAGTATGTCCGTTTAAGGTAATAGTTAATGTACCTGCTGCTGGATCATACTCAGCATTAGATGGAGAATGATCTGTGCTTCCAACAGCAGTGATCGCAATAGACTTTCCTGCATAAGGGTCCTGTCCAGGACGTGGATATGTTTTAGGATCAGCAGGATCAGTTAGACAAGTAAAGGTGAACGAGTTGTCTTCTAGAACAACGCTGCGTCCAACACCAAGACCATGCTGTCCGACAGTGACAGTCATGTCACCAGTCGAAGGATCGTATGTAGCATCAGATGGTTGGAAATACTTGTTAGGACCAGAAGCACCTACGTTAACTGTAATAGTATCTTCACTAGTTCCTGTAATTTTTAAAGATCTTCCAGCAAATGGATCAATACCAGGACGAGGATATGACTTTTGAGAATCATCACCATCCATAGTACAAGTGAAGGTGAATGAATTGTCAGCAAGAACAATACCTTCTCCATTGGAAAGTGTATGTGTTCCAATTTCAATAGTGAAATCACCAGTAGAAGCATTATACGTAGCATCTGTTGGTGTAAATTGTACGTCAGGACCAGAAGCACCTACATTAACTGTAATTGTATTTGTAGTTACTGCAGTAATTTCTAGTAACTGTGTTCCTGCAGGTTGATCCGCTTCAGGTAGATAGTGCTCTGACCTGTTATTATCCATATCACAGGTGAACACAAAAGATTCCACCTGCAATCTAATAAATTCAGCAGTTGAAGCTCCATGAGCACTAGCGAATGTCATCACGAAATCGCCATTAGCGGGATCGTAAGTAGCGTCAGTGGGTGTTAATGTTGCTGTTGGGGTTCCATTGGGATCAACTAAAATACTTAAATCCGTAAACTGTGGAATGGATGTATAGATAGGATTAATTGTATTTCCAGTAGATGTCTTCCAATTCCTCATTGATTGAATTGTAAGATCTCTTACATATTCAAAAGCATATCTAGTTGCACCAAGTTCACTTTGGGGAATACCTGTTAGTTCTGTTCCTGTAAAGTATAGTTCGCCATATGAAACAACCCCAAAATTTCCGCCAAGAACTAGGTCTCTCAGTACAGCAGAAATAACATAATTGATATCCCTACGACACTTACGCTCATCTATATTATTAAGACCTAATGATGGGAATTGAACGATTGCAGCTTTGTATGCTTCGTCTGCAATATGGTGTCTATTTCTGGCAATCAACCATGCAGCATCTAGATATGTACCAGAAGAATTATTTGTTAAAACGTCTACAAACAGATATGATAGAGTATCAATTGCTGACCTTACGTTAGCACATACTTCAGTGGGATCTGTGTCATCAATAATTGAAGGATCGAAATATCTAGGAACAGAAGAATATTGTGGTGTATAGATTGGATCTGCTGCTAATCCATTACCAGTTTTCCACTTCCTCATGGCGAAGATTGCTAGTTCTCTAGCATACTCAATAGCACGTACTGTTTGAATAATTTCAAAGTCAATAGTTTCGTCAATGAAACTATTTGTTCCATCAATATATCTTCTAGCTGCAGTTATAATATTGTTATTACTTCCAAATTCTAAGTCAGCAATTAACGCATTTAAGAAGTGCTTAATGTCTCTGCTACACTTATTGTCATTTACGGGAATACTAAAACTTGGATATTCCTTTTGAGTTATTATACCATCAAGATTGCATTCTACTAAAATTCCATCAAGTTTTACAAGATCGTCTTCAACAACTCCAGCGGGTGAGTTGTCGATTGTAATTGTTGCTTCTCCTGTAATAAGATTATCATAAACAAAATTTGTTATATTATAAGTTGCTACACCAAATTGTGCTGTTCCTCCGCTAACATATGTGTGTGTATCACCCGTATTTCCCAGGAAGATTTTAAAATCAAATCCACCGCCACCACCAATATCATAAACAGAGAAATACTCTTTCTTGAATTCGTCATTAATTCTCTTAACTACTTCATCACCAATAAATTCTCTGTTATTTCTAATTTGATTGCAAGCATCCTGGAATCTTCTTGCAACAGGAGTTGCCTCATCAAATTTAAATGGGGAGTTTAGTAGTGATAAAGTTGCTGACTTTGCGTAAGATCTAACAGTTGCAAATTCACCAGGATCAAAATCACTAACCGTTGCTAGACCTGATAAACTAGTTGGTAATTTTTTAGGAATTACAAATCTTCTTGATCTACCATCAGGATCTTCTATAACTTTGTAGATTCTCTGCTTACCATTAAGAAAGCTTAAATCAGGTGATGATACTGGAAGGTTTTCAATCCAAATTTCTTCACCATTTTGAAAATCGTGAATATTATCTCCTTCTACTAGTGGGTTAGTAAAGAATACAATACCACCAAGATCTTCTGTAAATCCAGGATCTCCAAATCCTCCACTAAATGTTCCCTGTTGGGTGAAATCAATTTGATAAATTGGAAGTGGTGGACTTAATAGATTAGGTCTGTTTTCAAATACAACTTCTCCTTCTGGTCTAATTGATTTGATATCAAGCGTAACTAAAGAATATACATCTCTAATGTATGTAAATTCTAAAGTGTCTGGTCCGTTAGCTTCTGTACCTTGATCAACTGTTGGGTTTGTTTCTCCTGCAGTACCACCAACAGATACATTATAAACATGATCTTCCGTCCAAACAATATCACCTGTTTGATAAACAACAGTTGGTTGGAATCTTTCTCCAGTTCCAGCATAGACTAACGTTTCACCAGCATTAATAGATCCTGAAGATACTGTAAAATTAAATGTTCCACCGGTATACGCACCATTACCAGTGGTATTAGTGAATGTAACGTTTTTAACGTCTACAATACCACCAGCGTTAACACCTCTTAGTTCAATACCAGCAACTAAATTTTGTAGACCGCCATTGGACTGGAAAGATGCATTGAAAAGTGGATCACCAAAAATCTGATGACCTACAGGGAAAGCAGTGTCGAAGTCTCCATTTACATCATAGTCATATGTAAGTCTTTGCTTGTCGTCAAAGACCATAGCAAAGTCCCATGTAAAGGTATCGGCACCTTCTTGGTCTCTGTAAGTAACACCAATAACGTAGTTTTTATCACCAAATTTAAAGATGTGTTTTCTTGGATTTGCGGGGCGAATGATGACAAGACGAAGGTTATCACCAACAACTGATGCATCGGGTGGGATTGAAATCGGGTTATCTTCTGTGTAATCACCACCAGCAACAATAATAGTTTCTTTTACGCCAGGAGTTTCCCATGCCAGTTGACATGCTCTTTTAATTGTTCTGACTGGATTTACGGGAGAGCGACCATCTCTCTCATCATTACCAATTTGCTGTGAAACATAGATACGACCACCAACGTCATTCGTTGCTAGGTTAAGGACGTATTCAGTTGTTGCAATTTTATCAGACTTATCACCTAGGATTGGAGTGATAGATCTTGGGTAGATACCTGCTTCACCAGAGTCATTGTAGTATACTTCATCTGGATCATTTACACGAAAACCAATATGTTTGAATAAAACTCCTGGTTTTGGCTCATCTAACTCATTACCATTGAGTTCAGTACCGTCAATGTGTAGAGGTGGATCAATTGGGTTTATTGATGTTGTTCCTGTGTTTATCGCCTGATAAACGTTAGGACCACGATAAACAAAAGAATCTTTCTGAAGTAATCTGTCTGCCGCCCAAGCGGTTCCAGTATTATTCATGAAGGTCTTGAGATTTGGTGCCCTGTACGCTGCGTCAGGAGTAACCAAATTGTCAATATCTAGGTTTAGAATTCTTGCCGTATCTGAAATGATAGACGTTGAAGTTCTAATAGCACCGTTAATATCAAGTTCAAAATCAACAGTATCTAGAAATGCGCTAGCAGTAGCACCAAAACCATTACCACCAGTAATACTTACAGCAGGAGCTGAGGTATATCCTGAACCAGGATTATCAATCAAGACACCAGATACTCTTCCTTCTGGTGATACTACAGCAGAAGCTAATGCCTGTATTGGATTTTCGCCAGTTGGAGCAGTAACAGTAACCGAAGGAACTAAAGTATATCCAGATCCAGGATTTGTTACCTGATATCTATCAATTTTATTTCCAGTTCTATTAATACCAACACGCGGAGTTTTGGTATTTGGCTCCAAAAGAGCTCTCATTACTTCTTTTTCATCAGTGCCAGTACCAGATCTAATTGATACTTCACTATCACCGATAATAGAAGGAGCGTTAGCTCTGATATTTTCCTTGTCAGAATTAATCTTAAAGCTCATTTCTTGTCCAGCCTGCTGACTATCTTATTCTATTTCTATTTAGTATCAACTCCAGTCGATACTAACAACTTTAAGATAAGCAATCCACTTAATAATTCTAGATGTTCCAGCTCTAGTAGTTTGATAACTGAATTGATTTGCTCCTCCTCCTAAAAAAGGAGAAACAGTCCAAGTTTGACCATCAGGAATTGTATCACCAACGGTAATTTCCATGGTTGAGAGTTCTGTGAGAACTCCAGTAAAAGAAACCTGCATAACTGTTTCTAGTTTAGTAGAAATATTTGCAGAAGCGTTGTCGTTAATACCTATAATTGAAGTTTCAATAAAGTTAATAGTGTTTGATGGTAGTACAATAGTAGTGTTGACATCATCAACAGAAAGAACTGAATTATTAACACCTCTCATTATATAATGTGAAACTGAACTATCATCGTAAAAGGAATTTTTTACCTCAAGACTATTAACGTTCTTGACATCTTTAAGTTCATTTACTAAAATTGTCTTATCAACAGAAAATCCACCAACTGAATCTAGCGTTTTTAAATTTGTTGCCATTTTTTACCTCTTAGTAATGTGCGATATAACGGTGACTTCTACATCATCTCCAGTAGTTAGATCACTGTTTAAAGTATATGAAATTCTAACTTCACTGGATTCATTAAAACTGAAATTTGTATCTACTAAATTTTCTCCTGTTGAAATGTTACCAAAATCTGTGAAGAAAATATCAACTCCATTATCAATTACAGAATACTCTACGAATTCTTTATCTCCTGTTGTAACATTGTGTGCTGAAAGTTGAACCTTTGCTGACTTATGTACTGCTGGGTCATAGACAATAGCATCTCCACTATCTATAGATCCTCTCTCCAAATCAGTTGTTTTTGTTGTAATTTTGTATTCACCTAATTCTATCTGGGTGAGATCACTACTCAGAATTTTAATACCGTTATAAATTCCTGTTCCAAAACCAACATTGTAAAATACTTCACCTAGATCATTTAATCTAATTAAAGAGTCTGTATTTAATCCAGAAGATAAACCAAAGTCAAAATTATCTTTGGTTGTGAATAAGAATGTACTTGTAGAATCAGTGTTGAGTAATGTAGTTGATAAGTTGTCAAAAGTTATTGTAGTAGCGTTAACATCGAGAGTATTTGATGTTGGAGAATTGATAACATTAACTGTATCAAAGTCTAAAGAAGTTGCTGACAAACGAATAGTTTCACTTCCAGCATTAAAGAATGTTAAAGTATCTTCGTCTGCACCAGGAGCAGATTCTGCTTCAATTTTAGTATCTTGGTCTACATCTTTAACTCCACCCAATCCTCCCCATTGAGTTCCATTATATCCTTCAAATTGAGTATCTGTAGTGTTGTATCTAATTGAACCTTGAATAGCAACACCCTGAGTAGCTGTAGGTCCAACTGGAACGACAAGAGAAGTATCAGATAAGAAGACTACTTTTTGTCCTCCATTTGGTTGAATTACTAAATCATTGACATTTGTTGATATTACATTTTCAGAAAAACGAAGTTCGTCATTAACAACTAAATCTGTAAATCCTAATGGGTCAATTCTTACTTCATTAATTTCATCAAATGTAAGATTTGCTACAGCAGTTGTAAAATAAGTAAGTTCTACATCACCGTTTGTTACAGTTCCTGTGGTATGTGTTGGATCATTTCCAGATGTTCCTGTTAAGTTAGTCTCACCTACACCTGTATTAGCAACAACTGTTACTTCGTAAATATTATTTCTACGTTTTAGATAATCCCCTAAACTGACTGGAGTATTTGCTGTCCACTCAGAATAGTCTGGAGCAGTAATATTTGGTGATCTGACATTTTTTACATTTACAAATTCTAGATATTGTGATGAGAATTTGAAAGTATTAATGTTGTCATTGAAGAACCATAATGTATTATCATTTACACCTACATTTTCTTCTGCTAAAATAAATGTATTTCCATCTAGGTCTCTAACTCCACCTAATGATGACCACGCAGATGATGTTGTTGAATAACCTTCATATTGATTAGTTTCACTATTAAATCTAATTGCACCATCGTAAGATTCAGATTCAATTGGTCTTTGATCTGTTGAACCTGCTGGTATAACAAAAGCACTAGTAGATATTACTTTAGTTTGTTTAATACCGGCAGGTTCAATTTCAATATCATTTCCAGATGTGGAATAAATTTTATTGTCTTGAATTATTAGTTGATCGTTTGAATTTATTGATCCTGTTGATTTTAGTACACCCGAAGTTGTGAGGTTTCCTGTGGAATTTTCAACTTGAAGTGTAGTACCAATGTTAAAATTACCTGTTAAAATTGATAATCCAGTTCCTGCATTGACATCAATTTTGTCTGCTCCATCTTCACCAGAATCTGCATTAATTACATCAACAGTTAAAGATCCTGATTTTGCAGTAAGGGCAGTTAAGTCATCAATTGTTCCACTATCAAAGTCTAATGTTGTACCACTAACTGATGTCGCATTGACAGTTCCTGTAGCAACAGCAAAAGAAATATTTGTATCTTCGCTAATACTAATAGTAGAAAACTGTGCTCCGCTACCAAATACTTTGGGGTTGTTTGGATCTACTACATATTTGTTTTCTACTCCACTAGGAGAAACTGCCATACCAACATGGAAGGGGCAGTAACCATATAGTGGAGATGGAGTGCTGGAAGATACAGTTAAAGTTAATGTAGAGTTTACAACGTCTCTTACAACACCAGTGATCATTTCAACACCAGTAAATGTAAGGTCTGCTGCACCACTAGTTGTTGGTAATGTATCTAATGTAATAGTGTTATTTACAGTATCTACAGAAACTACTGTTGTTCCTGCAGCAATTTCTCCATCTCTTACGACAGCATCATCTAGGATAGATACTACAGTTCCAGGAAGAATAGTAGCAGTAAGAGAAGGATCTGTGATGGGAACATCAAAAGAATTGTTTGCAAGGGTTCCGTTAGCACTTGCTACATTTTGTGTTCCATCTAAAACTTCACTTAATGCAAAAGCATGACCACCGTTAGAAGGATCTGAAAAATCAAATAGATATTTACTATCAACATACAAAGGATCATTGTCCCATGTATAAGATCCATTAATTTTAAATTTGTTTGCTGGTACTGGTTCTTCTCCAATAGTATATGGAGTTCCTGGTACACCATCAAGAGTAAAATCTGAATCGGCAGCTGCGAGAGATGATCCTAAAACAACAATTGCTGTTGTCTGTGATCCACTATCAATTACTGCAACAATTGGTAAAATTTCTCCGTTTTGGAAATCAATAAGATCTCCTACACTAAATGTAGAATTTGCTACGGGTGTGTCTAAAGTAATCGTCTCGACAGCATCTACAGTTACAAGTTTTTCAATTGGGTTTACAAGATCTCTTGCGTCAACTGTAACTATATCTCCTACATCATATCCAGAACCTCCATTTGTAATTGTAATTGAATCAACTATACCTAATTGGGTGATTGTGTATTGTAAATCTTGACTTGGAGATCCATATGCAGGAGAGAACGAAAAGTCGCCAGAACCATTGGAAAATGCAATATGACTTGTTTCTACTGTAGTTGCATCAGGAATTGAAACAACTGTAGGCACACTAGGATCCGTCCCCTCCTGAAAACCAGATCCTGAAGTTTGAGCGACAGCAGATCCAATTCCTATTCCCGAACTATCGGCAACTGTAATATTAAAACTACCTTCTACTACAGTTCCTGCAACTCCTGTGAGTGGTCCTGCAGGTGTAAGTACATCTCCTACTTGATAACCACTTCCAAAAGCAGAAATAGTAAATTCATCTACTTGTAGTGGATCGTTGCTAATTTCAAATGTTGGAGCTACAGAACCAGCATAGTTGCCAACATCAGATAAATTTACAGAAAGAGTATCACCAGTTTCATATCCTTGTCCGCTTTGGCTAACACTAATTGATTCTACTGAACCATTACCACTTAGAGCACTAATTGTATATTCAAATCCAGCACCACTAGCACCTACAATTAATGGATATGCTGCAGCATCTAGAGTTAGAACATCTCCAACTTCATAATTACTACCAGAATCTTCTGGAGTTGCAACTGTAAATACTCCAGAAGCATTAACTTCCAAAACAGCAGTAAAACCAGTACCACTACCACCTGCTAAAGAGATGCCATTATATCCACCTGTTACGTATCCAGTACCAGCATCTGTAATTGAACCACTAACAGTAAGAGTACCATTAAATATGATCTCTGCTGTAGCACCAGTACCAGTACCACCAGTTAAAGGAACATCGCTAAAAGTGCTAGGAGCAAAATTAGATCCGGCTGATGTAGTAGTTAAAACTAACTGAGGAACTCGAAGTACTGCTGTAGCACCAGTACCATTGCCACCTGAAAGATTTGCTATATGGTTGCCACTAGCATATCCCAGTCCTGCTTGGGTAGTTGAACCAAGAAATCCAGCAACTACAATAGTTGCTTCTGCTAGATCTCCAGTTCCACCATCAATTTCTACATCAGTAAAAGTTCCAGGATCATAACCAGTTCCAGTTGAATCAATTACCATTCCCCCAGTATTGAGGGATTTGTTTATAACATTGAAGTCTTTAAAACTTACAAAAGAATCTTCTTGGATATTAATAATTCTTTTTGATCCACTAACAAATCCAATAGCTTTACTATTTGGTTTGTATAAACCTAGAGTTGCATCAGTACTAAATGCTAATGATGGTACAGTTTTTGTTCCATCTCCTAATTTTAAATTTCCAGTGGCAAGATCGCTTCCTCCAGCAGAAATATTGAATAGTATGGAACCAATTTCATTAATTTTGACCCTTTGTTTTTCAAAGGTATCAGTTCTAGCGACATTAATTGCTGGCATTTTTTATTAACTCTCTAAGTAGGAATTTAATTTCAGAGACTTCATCCTTCAA